CTGGTGACATCTCGTACCGCTTTAATCCACCGTCTATCTTAGTGGAAGAAGGTGTAGTTAAACGAGAGACTTACGGCACAGACTTAAAGCAAGTTCGTAAGATAGTTAAACAACACAATGATATCATTGATCTTTGGCGTGAGGAACAACTACAGATTGCAAAGCTGTACAAGGGCAGCAAGGTCACAGACTTAATTAACTATTACTATCAATCTAATGATTTCAATATGTTACGTGACACAACTAAGGTAGATTATAGGTACTTTCTTACAGTGCTGCATCAGTCTATGGGTACACGTAAGTACCTCAACGTTACCTCTAAGGTTGCAAAACAAGCCTATGAAGAATGGGTCAAGCGAGGCATACCTTTTGCCAATCATGCGGCTACTTGTGCCAGTAGGATATACAACTATGCTATTCAAATGGAGTACGCTACACTAAATCCTTGGGCTAACATCAAACGTAAGGCTGCACCTCAACGTAAGATGGTGTGGTCACATGGTGAGGTGATCAAGTTCCTTGACACTGCGTACTCTGACTTTGAGTACAGAAGTCTTGGCTTGATTGTACACATGGCATACGAGTGGTGTCAGCGATTAGGTGACATGCGTATGCTCACATGGGATAACATAGACTTTACCTATGGTAAGCTAGAGTTAGAACAGAGCAAGCGTAGGGCAGAGGTAAGTCTACCTATTTCTGATAGCCTGTTGCACATGTTGAAAGAACAGAAGAATGACTTTGGCTTTCAGCTATTTGTTGCACCTCATCCTACAAGACCAGTGCAAGGTATGTTCATGCCGTACACTATGGAACGTCTGTCTAAAGTAGGTAGACGTGTCATGCGACTAGCTAAACTACCAGAAGAACTACGGCTTATGGACTTACGTAGAACTGGTGTAACCCAAATGATAGACAAGGGTGTACCTTTGCCACAAGTTATGTCAGTGACAGGTCACAATCATGTGGCTTCTGTGAAACCATATATGAAACATACTTACACTAGTGCAAATCATGCCTTGACACAGAGAGATGTAAGTGTATCCTTGAGTGCTAACGAATAACATGAAAGGTTAGTAGTATGAACATACAAGATATTATAAGTGATCTATCACTAGCTAATGGTGAGAGTAGACGTATGACATGTCCTAGTTGTAAGACTAAGAATACATTTACTATCACTAACAACATGGGTAGTATCGTATGGAATTGTTACAAAGCCAGTTGTCCTGTGTCGGGTGGCACACGTACAACATTGACTGCTGCTGACATACGCAAGTCATTGGGTAGTGTTGCAGAAGAGACACACGTATCAACTTTCTCTAAGCCAGAGTGGTTGGTGCGTGACTACAAGAAGCTCACAGGTTTCTGTGATGAGTGGGAGCTAGACCCACAAGACTTAGGGCTATTGTATGACGTGAAGGAAGATCGTGTGGTCTTCCCTGTTATACATGGCGGTACTACAGTAGATGCCACAGGTAGATCGCTAGGCAAGCGGCTACCTAAATGGAAACGTTATGGTAATTCACACTTGCCATACACTCATGGACGTGGTAAAACTGCTGTAGTTGTTGAGGACTGCATAAGTGCTGCTGTTATAGGTGACGGTGGTGTATATGTCGGGGTCGCAGTGTTGGGTACATCATTGTCCGATGGACATAAGAGGTACTTATCGCAGTTCTCAACAGTTATAATTGCGTTAGACCCCGATGCCCTACAGAAGACACTGCTATTCGCAAGAGAAATGAGAACATACGTGGACACAGTTAAGGTTATGTATCTGCGTGACGATTTAAAATATAGAAACCCTACCGACTTACACAACTTAACAACACTAGGAGATTAACATATGGAATTATCATTGATACGTAGTCTCATGGACAAAGACTTCTACGATGAACATCGTGGCGCACGTTGTCCTGACAGACTATTCAGCAAGGATGTTCGTAAGATCAAGCAGTCTATTGATACTGCCATGATACGTTACGAGCGTACAGTTACACCAGCAGAGATTGAGGCACTGTTCATGGCGAACAATCCTACCCTCACAACTGCACAGAAGCAAGCGTACAGTCACCTGTTCATGCAGGTAACTAAGCAAGTGCCTATGGGCAGTGACGTAGCACAAGAGGTGCTATCCAAACTGTTCCAACAGGTAGTAGGTGAAGACATAGCTAACCTTGGGTTCGACTATGTTAATGGTGACAAGTCTAGCCTTGAGCCACTACGTAATATGCTTGAGCAATACGGTGATGACTTCACACCTAACTTACGAGTTACTTGGGAAGACATTGACTTCGATACTATCATGGCACTCAATGACCTTGAGACACGATGGACATTCAACATACCTACATTGACACGTAAGGTTGAGGGCGTAAATGCTGGTCACTTGATTGAGGTAGGTGCTAGACCCAACACAGGTAAGACATCCTTCCATGCCTCACTCGTGGCTGGCCCTAATGGTTTCTGTGATCAAGGTGCAAAGGTTATTGTCCTGTGCAATGAAGAAGGTTATGGACGTGTAGTAATGCGTTACATCAATGCTGTAAGTGGCTTAGATAAACATGAGCTACAAGTGCCAGAGCTTAGAAAGAAAGCAATGGCTGCATTCTTGAGGATCAAACCTAATCTCATGTTTAAAGATGCAACTAGTTGTGACATGAATTGGGTTGAGTCTGTATGTAAATCATATAAGCCTGACATAGTTATATTAGATATGGGTGACAAGTTCTCCAAGTCTGGTGGGTTTGCACGTCCTGACGAGGCACTCAAGGCTAACGCTATACATGCTAGGCAGATAGCCAAGCAGCAAGAGTGTGCCGTGTTTTACATGTCGCAGCTATCTGCTGATGCAGAGGGTAAGGTTGTACTCAACCAAGCTATGATGGAAGGTAGCCGAACAGGTAAGGCAGCAGAAGCTGACCTGATGCTGATGATCTCTAAGAACCCTACAGTTGAGGGTCAAGAGGAAGAAGACAACCAGCGACACATCAATGTCGTTAAAAATAAACTATCAGGGTGGCATGGTATTGTTCACACTGATCTTGAGTACAAGATAGCGAGGTACGTAGCATGACACATAACTGTACATATTGTAACACCACCTTAACAGTAGGTGAGAATTGGTATGAAACTATGGCAGCAAATAAACAATACAGATGTATTGACTGTCATCATGTAGTTCAAGCACCTATAAATGCAAAGAGTAATCCACTTTCTATGTATGTAAATGGAAAGTATATATCAAGAAAACATCCACTGTATAAGGCAGGTAGGTATAAAACATTTGATGACGCTGCGTTTAGTTCTTTAACTAACTACAATGCTACTACCTCTGGTCATGTCTATGCTATGGCTAATGCGGCATGGCCTGAGTGGATCAAGATAGGTAAGGCAGTTGATGCAGAGGATAGGTTGAGTTCATATCAAACAAGCTCACCTATGCGTGACTACACTCTTGTACACTATGCCTACTCAGATGATCGTAACGTAGCTGAGAGACAGGCACATGTACTGGCAGGAAAGCTAGGTGATAGGCGTAACGAGTGGTTCAAGATTAACAATGAAGATGCTGTAATAGTTATAGAACAAGCAGTATTAGAAGAGATGGAGATTGCATAATGACCCCTAGAGAAGCAGCAGAAATGGAAGCAAAGAAAACATTTGAGGGTTTTATTAAATGGTCAAAGGTTACGTTCTACTGGATCATGGCTATACTACTTATGTTAGCAGCCTGTGATTTTGGAACAGACAAAAAGACAGGTAGTCAATACAATGGTGAGGTCTATGCACCTATGAACATGGGAGTAAAGAAATGAACAAGAACTTTCATATGGAAGAGTTAAGTAAAAAAGTAGAGAGTCTTGAAAAGAGACTTGATTTATTAGAAAGATTATTATTTGGAACTAAAAGTGTAAAGGAGAAAGAATAATGGTATGGGCATTAGTATGGATGCAACTACTGGTAACTTCTCAAAGTGTAAAGTATTTTCACGTTGAGACATATAGTAGTAAAGAAGCATGTGTAGCAGCTATGAGTAATGCTGCTGTATTAGTATCTAATAAGAGTGAAACGGTTGTATGCCTAGAGCTAGTAGTAGAGTAACTATAATGCAACATAAGAAAAAATGGATAGCGTATGACAAGAAAGGTTATGTTATTGTCATATCTAAAAACAAAAAAATTGTAGAACACTTAGCTAGGAGAACAAAATGATTGAAGTAATAGTTACATCAGATATGTTACAATCTGCTAAAGGCAAGGCAGAAGAAATGGGAACCCTCAACAATTCTATAACTAAAGGAAAGGGGAATCTTGCAGGTTTTGTAGGAGAACAAATAGCTTTAAATGTTATGGGTGGTGCTTGGAAAAATACGTATGAGTACGACTTGATTACAGACAAAGGTATAAGAGTAGATGTTAAAACAAAACAAACGACTGTTCAGCCACGTCATTATTATGAGTGTTCTGTTGCAGATTATAATACAAGACAACAGTGTGATGTATATGCATTTGTTCGTGTAAAAAATAGTTTTGATTGCGGTTGGTTCTTAGGTTATATGCCAAAAGATGAATACTATGAGCGTGCTACACATTTTAACAAAGGAGACTTTGATCCGTCAAATAACTACACATTCAAAGCGTCCTGTTATAATTTACCTATCAATGAATTGAAGGAGTGGGCATGATTGAAGTAACATATATTGATCACATGGGAGATGATCTTACTGTAGTTAATGCAGCTAGAGTTTCCTTTGGTAGAAAGCAAGAAGCTCTTGGTTATATGGGCAAAGAAAACGAAAGACTACGCCCTATACTAACTGATCCTGATGTACGGTTGATAAATTATTTAGCCAAGCATAAACACATGTCACCTTTTGGTCATTGCTTTGCAACCTTTCATGTTAAGGCTCCCATCTTTGTAGCTAGACAACTAGTTAAGCACAAGTTCCTACGATGGAATGAAATCAGTCGTAGGTATGTTGACAATGATCCTGAGTTCTTTCGTGCTGATCAATGGAGAGGACGCAGTGTAGATGCCAAGCAAGGTAGTACTGGTGTAGTCGATGTGGGTAGTAGTGTGCCTGTTGGTAGAGCAGAGTGGAGTGCTTTAGAGTGTTACACAGAACTACTGAAGCAGGGAGTAGCACCAGAGCAAGCACGTATGGTGTTGCCTCAAAGCACCATGACAGAATGGTATTGGTCAGGTAGTCTTGACGCATTCATTGACATGTGCCATCTTAGGCTGAAGGCTGATA